AAAATAATAGCAGCATCTACATCTGCATCAGCAGTTCGAGGTATGTCATTCAACATCATCTTCCTTGATGAGTTTGCTTTCGTGCAAAACCATCTGGCAGATGACTTCTTTGCATCTGTATATCCTACTATATCTTCTGGTAAATCTACGAAGGTTATAATAGTATCTACACCACATGGTATGAATCACTTCTATCGAATGTGGCACGATGCGGAGCGAGGAAACAATGAGTATATTGCAACTGAGGTTCACTGGTCTGAGGTGCCAGGTAGAGATAAGAAATGGAAAGAGCAAACAATAAGAAACACGAGTAAAGAACAGTTTGCTATTGAGTTTGAATGTGAGTTCTTAGGATCAGTTGATACCCTTATCAATGCAGCAAAACTCAAGGCACTGGTATATGAACAACCGATAGAACAGAATGGTAAACTGTCTGTATATGAAAAACCATATAAGAAGAGAGATTATATTATTACTGTTGACGTAGCAAGAGGAGTAGGAAAAGATTATAGTGCATTTATCGTAGCCGACATCACAGAGTTTCCTTACAAAGTGGTGGCGACATATAGAGACAATGAAATCAAACCAATGCTCTTCCCCTCTGTAATTGCAGATGTTGGTAAAGCATACAATGATGCTTACGTTCTATGCGAGGTCAATGATATTGGTGATCAGGTTGCATCTATATTATTCTATGATCTTGAATATGAAAACCTATTGATGGTTGCTATGAGAGGACGTGCAGGTCAGATTGTAGGATCAGGATTTTCTGGTGTAAAAACACAATTGGGTGTCAAGATGAGCACAACTACTAAGAAGATAGGTTGCTCAAACCTGAAGACTCTGATAGAAGAGGATAAACTGACGTTCTGTGATTATAATATCATAAGTGAACTTACTACATTCATATCCAAGAAGCAATCTTTTGAAGCAGAAGATGGATGTAATGATGACCTTGCTATGTGTTTGGTCATATTCTCATGGTTAGTCGCTCAAGACTATTTTAAGGAGATGACAGACTCTGATGTAAGGAAGAGAATATATGAAGAGCAAAAGAATGCGATTGAACAAGATATGGCACCATTTGGTTTTGTGAGTGATGGATTTGAATTAGAAGAACAAACAACTGTTGAAGCAGATGGCACTGTATGGAAGACAGATGAATATGGTGATAGATCGTTTATGTGGGAGTATCTTTCGTAAAAAATTACACTAAATAACCAGTTTTTCTAAATAGTTTCAGTCAAAAAGCTATGGTACTGTAGGGAGTTAGAATGGCACTTCGATTAGCATCTCCAGGTATTTCAGTAAGAGAAGTTGATTTGACCCGTGGGGCGGTAGATTTTAGTCTCAATGTCGTAGCGGGTTTAGCAGCTCCTTTCAAAAGAGGACCTGTCAATGAAATTACTAGAATAAACAATGAGAAAGAATTAATAGATGTTTTCGGCACACCTGGTGTTGGAACAACTGATAGACATTATGAGTGCTGGTATTCAGCAGCGAATTTTCTTTCATATGGTGGTAAGTTAGATATAGTAAGATCAGCAGGTGGAGATCTAAACAACGCAAATGCGGGTGTAAACACTTCTGCTCTTGGTGGTATCTATAGTAGTTCACTCAAAGTTGAGAACTACGATGATTGGAACAACAATCACCAAGATGATACAACATGGTATTTCGCAGGTAAGTATCCTGGCGATTACAACAACGGAGTAAAGGTAGCGGTCATCGACAACTTTGCTGACCAAAGAATTACACCAACATTTACAGGTGGTGAAATCGGAGACGTTGTTGTTGGAGCAGGTATTACTCAATCACTAACTGGGGTAACAGTCGGTGTTGGTACAACTGCTGCTGCAAGCGGAATCCTAAAAGGAATTGTCGCAGGTAAAGATGCAACTGCAGGTACAGTAGATGTCAAGGTTGTTAGTACAGTCATAGGTGGAACAGAAACATTAGTAGACTATCAATCAAACTCACAGTTCGAGTATAAAGACGGAACTGCGATATACTTCACTAACGCTTCGGGAACAAACGTTGCTTCATCTGCAGGTGGAACCCCTTCACATACAGTGGTTGATTGGTATGATCAACAAAATATTTTGACAAGTGTAGCAGATGGTGGAACAGACCTTGTTACAGTCAAATGGAGATCGGTACTCAACAAACCAAAAGATAGCAATTTTACGAGATCTAGAAACGGTAGAAACGATGCACTAAACATTGCAGTCGTAGACGTTGATGGTAAACTTACAGAGGAACCAGGATCAATCATAGAGAAGTTTGGTAATCTATCTAAAGCATCTGATGCTCAAGGCATAGGTGGAGCACCAATCTACTATAAGAATTTCCTTGCAACAAACTCAGAGTACATCTGGTCTGGGCAACATGTGACTGCTGCAGATGATGCACATCATGGCACAGTTGTCACAGCATCTGGTTACTCATCTGGATTTACAGCAGTCACAGACGCAGCTGGGCAGTGGGGTCAAGAAGCAAGAAACAATAAGTTCTCTTCAATTGGTAACGCAGGTTACAAGTTTGAGTCAGGAAGAGATTACACAGGAATAGGTCTTTATGATCCATCATTAGGAGACATCCTAAACGCTTATGATAAGTTCAACGATGACGTGAACAGCGACATCAGATTCTTATTACAAGGTAGTGCACATAAGACTAAGGAAGAAGAACAGGCGAAAGCAAACAAATTGATTTCTATCTGTGAGTTGAGAAAGGATTGTATTACATTCATCTCACCAAACAGAGCATCAGTTGTAAACGTTGCTGACCCTGCAGATCAACTCAAGAATACTTTGAGTTTCTTCGGTCCTATCACAGCATCATCTTATGCAATATTCGATACTGGTTATCAGTACGTATACGATAGGTTTAACAAGAAGTTTGTTTACATACCACTATCATCAGACATAGCAGGTTTATGTGTAAGAACAGATAGGGATCAGTTCCCATGGTTCTCACCTGCAGGTTTGGTAAGAGGTGGACTAAACTTCACAGTCAAGTTGGCATTCAACCCTGCACAGGACGCAAGAGATCAGTTGTACTCTCAGAGAATCAACCCAGTTATCTCAAGACCTGGCGACGGTGTAATTCTATTCGGTGACAAGACTGCAATGGCAGTTGAGAGTGCATTTGATAGAATCAACGTAAGAAGATTGTTTATCACTCTTGAGAAAGCAATCGAGAACGCTGCTAAGTCAGTGCTCTTTGAACTCAACGATGCTGGAACTAGACAAAACTTTGTCAATATCGTCGAACCATTCCTACGTGATGTACAAGCAAAGAGAGGTATTCAAGACTTCTTACTTGTTTGTGATGACACAAACAATACACCTGATGTAATAGACCGCAATGAGTTCCTTGCTGACATATTCATCAAACCAGCAAGATCAATAAACTTCATTGGTCTAACATTTGTTGCTACACGAACTGGAGTATCCTTCAGTGAAGTTGTAGGAACTGTGTAATAGGAGACCCACACAATTATGGCATTAGACAGAAACATTTTTTCCATACCAAATAATGAGAGGTCAATTGACTCTTTCAAATCAAGGTTGGTACAGGGTGGTGCTCGTCCAAACCTCTTTGAGGTTGAGATGGACTTCCCTTCAGGTGTAGGTATTTTCGATGAAGAGATTGAGAATACAAGACACAGAATGATGATCAAGGGTGCACAGTTACCTGCATCAAATATCGCTGAAGTTGTTGTTCCTTTCAGAGGAAGACAACTCAAGGTAGCAGGTGACAGAAGATTTGATCCTTGGACAATCACAGTAATCAATGATGGTGATTTCAAACTTAGAGAAGCGTTTGAAAGATGGTCAAACTTCATCATCAAAGTATCTGACGGATCTGGTACAATCAACCCTTCTGATTATTTTGCAGATTGGATTGTAAACCAACTAGGTCGTGCTTCTACTGATCTCAACACAAGAGGAGAGAACAGTGGTGCTACACTACCAGTGCTCAGAAGATATCAAATGCATGGTTGCTGGCCAAGTCAGGTAAGTCCGATAGAACTATCATACGACACAGCAGACGTAATCGAAGAATTCCAAGTTACCCTCCAAGTCCAGTGGTGGGAAGCATATAATGGCAATTCTGAGGATTCTGTAGTATAATAAATAGGTCAACACAGTAAAATATAATTATGGCAAAACTTTTTGGGTTTGGGCTACCCGAACCCAACAAGGAGAATAAGAATATTGTCAGTCCTGTTCCTCAGAATAATGAGGACGGGGCTGATTATTTTCTTTCCAGTGGATTTTATGGTCAGTATGTAGATATAGAGGGTGTATTTCGTACAGAGTTTGATGTAATAAAAAGATATCGTGATATGTCACTTCATCCTGAGTGTGACACAGCGATTGAGCATGTGGTTAATGAAGCAATTGTATCTGATAGCAACGATAGTCCTGTTGAAATCAATCTTGATAACCTGCCTGTTAGTGAAAATCTAAGAAAAGTTATAAGAGAAGAGTTCAAGGGAGTCAAAGACTTACTACAGTTTGATAAAAAGGCACATGAGATATTCAGAAACTGGTATGTAGATGGTAGATTATACTATCACAAGGTTATTGACGTTACAAAACCAGATGAAGGTATTCAAGAGGTAAGATATATCGATTCTCTAAAACTAAAGTTGATGAGAATTCAAAAGAAAGACGCTAAGAATAAAGGAACACCAGTCCTACCCTACACAGGACAAACTACAGTCACAAAAGACGCTCAAGTACAAGAATTTTACACATACTATCCACAAGGACTTGCACAGAAGTATGGTTCAGTTGCAGGTAAGGGTATTAGAATTGCAAAAGACTCTATATGTCATGTACATTCTGGATTAGTAGATAGAAATAAAAAACTTACTCTCTCTTATCTTCATAAAGCGATCAAGGGACTCAATCAGTTACGTATGATCGAGGACTCTCTTGTGATATACAGATTGTCAAGAGCACCAGAAAGAAGAATATTCTATATTGATGTAGGTAATTTACCTAAGATCAAAGCAGAACAATACTTGCGTGATGTGATGTCTCGCTATAGAAACAAGTTAGTATATGATGCTAACACAGGTGAGATCAAGGATGATAAGAAGTTCATGTCTATGCTTGAGGACTTCTGGTTACCAAGAAGAGAAGGTGGTAGAGGAACTGAAATTTCCACACTACCAGGTGGACAGAACTTAGGTGAACTCACAGATATAGATTACTTCCAAAAGAAATTATATCGTTCACTCAATGTACCTGAGTCACGTATTGGTGCTAACGATGGTTTCAATTTAGGTAGATCATCTGAGATACTAAGAGACGAACTTATGTTCAGTAAGTTTGTTGGTAGATTGCGTAAGAGATTTAGTGGTCTATTCATCGATTTACTCAAGACACAACTTATACTCAAGAATATTGTCACTCCCGAAGACTTCGAGAAGATGGCAGAGCATATACAGTTTGACTATAAGTATGATAATCATTTTGCAGAACTCAAGGATCATGAGTTGATGACTGAGCGTCTCAATATTATGGTTGCTATCGAACCTTACATCGGTACATACTATTCAAGAGACTATGTAAGACGTAAAGTTCTACGTCAGACAGATGAAGAGATAGAAGAAATGGCACAAGAGATGGAAGAGGAGAATGCATCGGGAGTTGGTGTGCCATTAGAGACGCAAAATCAAATGGTTCAAGGTAGAATTGATGCAGATGTAGAAGCAGCAAAAGCATTAGGAAAGACACCGAAGGAACCAGATATAGCAAACTCTAAGGGAGAAGGGACAACTGAGGCACCTGGAATAGATATCAAGAAGGCGAAGATATAAATAACACTAAGTGTTTATTTAAAATTAGTTTATGGAACCGCATGAAATTGTAGATCTTGTCGGCACAGACGCACCTTCTTCGGAAATATCTGATGCTATAAAGCAAGCACTACTTGTGAAATCGGCAGCGAAAGTTGACGCTATCACTCCTGATGTTGCGAGTGTTTTGTTCGGAGGTAGACCCGAAGAAACAGAAGACGAAGTAGAACCAGAAGCAGAGGCAGAAACAGAAGTAGACGCTTCAATTGATCAAGATCAAGAAACTGAACAGGAAGAAGAATGAGTGCATCACAACCACTTAAATTAGTAACGGATATTGGTGAGGTATCAAGTGCAAACGCAACCTCTGCAGTAACGTCTGCTCAAACTGTGAAGACAGGTGTACTTTACGTTGTTTGTTCAGATGCAAAAGCAGCAGGTCA